AACATTAGAAACAGAAATGACAGCTTTAAAGGCTAGAGTAACAACATTAGAAGGATAATAGGAGGACAGAAACATGTGTGAATATTGTAATGGTGAGTGTGGAGGTAAATGTTACTAGGCCACGGCACTATATCTGAGTTTGCAATAGGTTCTGTAAGAGGAGGCGGCGTACAAAACGTAGGATCTCCTTTTATTAGTGGAGTGTCTTTTAGCGCTAATGTCACTGATTTAGAGTCTGTAACAGGAGCTGCAACATTTGCAGTTACTACCGCAGGAGCACCAAGCTTTACAATAGGTACTGAAACTGTAACAGCAAGTGCTAATGTTACTACTAGCACTGCAGGTCAAATTACTATAGGATTAGGCGATGAAACTGCCTTTGGTGAGGCATTTCAAAATATTATTAATTTTAGTGTGGGTACACCTAACTTCTTTATTTGGAACGAAGTTGATGATTCACAAACAGTTACCTGGATTGATGTGGAGCCAGGTTCAACAGATTAGGAGTAAAACATGGCATCATCATATTCAAGTTCCCTTAATCTAGAGTTACAAGCCACAGGTGAAAACTCTGGAACCTGGGGTAATATTACAAACAATAATCTACAAAAAGTAGAATCTGCAATTAAAGGTTATGTTTCTATAGCACTTGCTAGCACAACAGATTCCCTAACAGCTACAGACGGCACTACCGCAGACGAACAAAGTAACGCAATCATAAAATTAACAGGAACATTGACAGGTAATACTACCATGCAATGTGAAGCCGTAGAGACTTGGTACATTGTTGATAATGCAACAAGTATGAGTACACACACTCTCGGTTTTAAACCTGCAGGTGGTACAGCAACTAACCTTGTAGCAGGATCTAAGCACATACTCTACTCTGACGGTTCTACAATGTTCGATGTCTTGAACGATGCAGGAAATATCAAGGCCAACGGAACACTGACAGTATCAGGTAACACTTCACTAGATGGTGGTACTTTTGTTTTCAATGAATCTAGTGCTGACCTAGACTTTCGTATTGAAGGTAATGGTGATGCAAACTTATTCTTTACAGATGCGGGTAATGATCGTGTTGGTATCAAAACAGCATCTCCTTCTACAGAATTACATGTTGTAGGTGGTATCAAAGCAACAGGTGGTATTGATTTTGATGGTGGTGGATTTGTATTTAACGAATCTAGTGCCTCTGTTGATTTTAGAGCAGAAACAAATACTTTAACACATGCTTTCTTTATTGATGGATCAGCAGATAAAATTGGTTTTGGTACAAGCACACCGGCTAACGCTAGTGTAGAAATCAACCAAGCTAATTCTTCTGGTGCTATCGCTTGTCTATCTTTAGATCAAGATGATCAAGATCAAGAATTTTTATACTTTGAGGGAACCTCAGCGAGTGATAGTAGTTCAAGTTTATCTTCTTCAACTGCTGAAGCTAGTAGTAAAGCAGGAGCAATAAGAGTCAATATAAATGGAACAGATCGCTGGATCAGATTTTATGAAACAGCAATATAGGAGCTACAATGCCTTTAACAAAACTGCAAATAGCACCTGGTATAGATAAACAAAATACCGAGTATGGTGCAGAAGGACGTTGGGTAGATTGTGATAATGTTCGTTTTAGATATGGCCTACCTGAAAAAATTGGAGGTTGGGAAAAAGTAACTAGTGATGCACTCGTTGGTGCAACAAGAGCTATCCTAACTTACTCTGGTCTTGATGGTGTCAAATATGCTATTTATGGCACTAATAAAAAACTTTACGCTTATTCAGAAAATAACTATGCTGACATAACTCCTATTCGTGCTACAGGCACAGGTAACATTACACAATTTGCAACAACAAACGGTAGCACGACAGTTACAGTTACTGACTCTAGTCATGGTGCTTTAATCGGTGACTTTGTAACTATTGCAAGTGTGAGTGGTGCAGTGGGTGGTATTAGTGCAGCTAATCTTGAAGGAGAGTTTGAAATACTTACTGTCCCTGATGCTAATACATTTACTATCGAAGCAAAAGCTGCGGCTAGCTCTGATGCTACAGGGGCCACGGCCAACGGAACATATCAAATTAATACAGGATCTGCTGTATCTTTATTTGGTTATGGCTGGGGTGCTGGTACATGGGGAGCATCTACCTGGAACTCTACGAGATCTGGTCTTACTGGTGGACAAGGTGTGCTCTTAGAATCTTCTAAATGGGCTTTGGACAACTGGGGCGAAGATGCTCTAGCTTTACAATTTAATGGTGGATTGTTTTATTGGGATACTTCATCAGGATTATCTTCTAATAGAGCAGCAGTAACAAATGTTTCTAATGCACCTACAAAAACTAGATTTATGTTAGTTTCAGGTGATGATAGACACGTCATTTGTTTTGGTACAGAAACAACTATAGGAACCTCATCTACTCAAGATAACATGTTTATAAGATGGTCTGGTCAAGAAGCTGAGAATGTTTGGACACCTACAGCAACTAATACAGCAGGATCAAAAAGATTAGTAGATGGTAATTTTATACAAACTGCCGTTAGATCTAGGGGTGCTGTGTTAATATGGACAGACACTGCTTTGTATCAAATGCAATTTATTGGTCCACCTTTTACATTTGGATTTAATCAATTAGGTTCTGCTTGTGGATGTATTGGTTTACATGCTGCAGTAGATGTAGGTGGTATATCTTTTTGGATGGGCACTGACTCATTCTTCTTATTTGATGGTGCCGTGCAAAAGATACCTTGCACAGTGCAGGACTACGTTTTTGATGATTTAAATCAAAATGCAAAACAAGACATATTCTGTGCAGCAAACACTGACTTCAACGAAGTAATGTGGTTTTATCCTTCTCTTAACTCTAGTCAAATTGACAGAGTAGTAGTATTTAATTATGCAGAAAATCTTTGGTATGTAGGAACATTAGCTAGAAGTTCTTGGGCTGATAGAGGTACATANGANAATCCTTATGCNGCTGAGTTTGANGCTTCTGATACAACTGCAACTATNTCTACAATTACAGGACTAAAAGCAGGTAGAACTTTTATNTATGCTCATGAAGTAGGATCTAATGATGATGGAGCTGCTATGTCAGCACACATAGAATCAGGTGACGTAGACATTGCAGACGGTGATCAATTTATGTCTATTGGTAGAATTATACCAGACTTCAAAGGACAGTCAGGCACAGTAGATCTAACAATTAAAACTAGGCCTTATCCTACAGAAACACAAACTACACATGGATCTTTTAATATTACAACATCAACAACTAAAAAAGATACAAGAATTAGAGGTAGACAAGTTGCTGTTAGAGTTGCTAGTGATGCAGTAGATGATAACTGGAGATATGGTACACTTCGATTAGATATCAAACCTGATGGAATGAGAGGTAAGTAATGTCAAAAATACAAATACCTAGATTACCTCAAGCATCTAAAGAATACAGTCAGCAACAACAAAATACTCTAATACAAACATTAGAACAGTTAATATTTTTGTTGAACAACACATATACACCTGAAACATTACGTGATGATGAAGAAAGAATAACCTGGTTTTTATCTTAAATGGCTAATACATATACAAATTATAAAGCAGTTTTAGCAAACACAAATTTGACAACACTGTATACAGTACCAGCAGAAACAACTGCCATCATAAAATCAATACATGTGGCAAATGTAGATACTTCTAATGATTGTGAAATATCTTTGTTTCTAGTAGATACTGATAGCACTAGTTTTACTTTACAAAAGAGTAGAGATATAGAAAAAGGCACTACACAGGAGTTATTAGCTGCAGGTAATAGTAGTCAATTTTCATCAGATTCTCATACTTCTTCTGCTACACCATTAGTAGCAAAGGAGTCAGAAATAGTTAAAATACAAGCTGAAAACGCTAACGATTTGCATGTTGTACTTAGCGTTTTAGAGATAACATAATGTATTGCAAAAGGAGTTATAAATGAGTATAAAAGAAGATACAACCGTGGTCGCTGGGAAGAAGGTTCCTAACGTTATAGATGTCGAAGCTAACACAACTATAAAGCACGCCAAAACAGGGAAGGTTTACACTTCAGAAGAAGATGCTAAATCAGATGTCAATGACCCTGCTACCGATACAACAGAGAACGATATTGAACGTGATGTTGCTATCAAGGTCAATAAATTGCCTGATATATTTGGAGGATCAAATTAACTATGACTCAAGGACTTGAAGTTTTTAAAGATCAAGTATCTAAGATTGCTGATTTAGGAAGATATGAAGACACGTACATCGCACACGTCGCTGAAGGCGAAACTGTTGTGCCAATGGATGTATTGGATGCTAACCCACAATTAAAAGCTTTATTGTTTAATCAAATGTTAGGTATGGGTATTGACCCAGAACGTTACATTGTTGGTAACGAACTTAACTCTATAAATCCTATTACAGGACAACCTGAATTTTTTCTTAAAAAGATATTTAAAAGTGCAAAGAAAGCACTTAAAAAAATAGCACCCTACGCAGGCACTATTGCAGGAATCATGGGNCTCGGCCCAGGNTATGCAGCTTTGATTGGTGCAGGTGCACCTTTATTAGCAGGTGAAGATGCAGGATCAGTTCTTGCAGGAGGTCTTGGTGGTTATGGTGCAGGTAAAGCATTTGGAGCAAGAGCTAGTATTAAAGCACCTACTGAAGGAATATTTGGTGCAAATAAATATGCTTTTGCAAAAGGTAATAATATTCCTAGTGCTTTTAATCAAATA